ATATCTTTGAGTTGTTCTTCTGCTGTCCGCATTTTTTTTGTCTCCTTAGCTCTCTGTTCTGTTGAAGGCGCTGCCTGTTAAGTTTAAGTAAGAGTTTATAGAACTTATCCGGGTGATGATACCAGTGAGTCTCTTCCTGCTGACACCATTTCTTACCGCCTCCGTATTCATCTAAAGTTGGAGTATATCCTGTAGCAATAACTCCTGGACAGGCTGAGCAACTAGGCATATCGCAGCCAATTACGCAGAAGTAACAGCTATATCTAGGTAGGGGTATATTATTATCAATGAAATACTGCGCTTTTACAGCGTTAATGCTGCAGTCTGGTTGCTCTTTGTACCTCTTACAGACATACTTCCATAGCCTTAAGCACCTAGGCCAGACATTCTTAATTGTTGTCGGCTTTTCCATTAATAGTTCCTTTCCTTAAGTTCCACTTGACATTCCTTATCCAGTTCTTGTTGAGCCCAGTCGGGTCGTTTTTAGCGCCTATTGGGCAGTAACGGACACCGAGGAAGGATATAAAGCAGCCAGAGCCGTTCCAGTCCTTATACGCGTGTTGTATAGTGTTGATGCAGGCTTGTCTAGCCGTAGTATGCTTGTAGTGCTGTAAGATACCGTATGGATGTCTTGTAGCAGAACCGCCCTCTGCGATGTATATAGCGTTGGCTATACGGTTACAGTCTATAGACTGTTTGCATTGAGCAAAGCTGGGAGTGAGAACGGTTAAGAGTATTATAAGTTTTATCATAACAGTCTACGGTAGATAGCAGTAAGTTTTATCGGTTAAAAGCATAAGAACCTATGTGTACTTACTGCTTGTATTGCTTTCCTTTTATACCGTAGACTAAAGCGGCTGGCCGGAATCGAACCGGCCAAAGACCAAAACCGCTGTGTACTATGTATGCGACTGTTGCTGCTAAGCGTTCGCCTGTTTGACTCTCTCAACCATCTCTGGACTGGTGAGGAAGGCCTGCAGTTCCGCCCACTTACCTGCATACGCCGCTAACTCGTCCGCTGTAAGCAGGTTATACGCGTCCATCTTCATCTTGCCCTTGCCCTGGCGCTCTTCTGTAAACTTCGCTCTCTCGTTAGCCTGGAGACGGATAACGTTCTGCTTGTTGAACATATTAACTATATGCTCAGCTTTCTCCGCAGCCAAGAGCTCGTCGATTGTCTCGTATATCGTTACTGTAACGGACGAGACATTCGCACCTTTATGCGCAACTGATTTAACTTCTGTTTTCACGTTGTACTCCTTTAGTACGATTGTTAAAGAAACGGTTTATATGTTACCGTTATCACAAGATAACAGTATTGTTAGTTAATATCGGCGAACAGATAAACAGAGTTAGTAGGAGGCGGCTAATCATTTGCGTATCTCCCAAGACAAAGCCCACCTGCCAATAGCCAAAACCCATCTCAATCGGTCGCTATCACAATTCCGCCAAAACTTAAATTTGTATGGCCCGTAATTTTGCAAGATATTCAATCGCCATATTTTCATCTTTCTACTCCCATTCCTATTCCTATCTGCCAGCAGAACGCACAGACCAGAGCCAAACAAATTGCTTTGAAGAGCTTCATTTGGCCTCCGCAGAGGTAATAGCATCTTTTGCTTTGCGAACATCGCCAACGGTTATTAGCCCCTCAATATCCGCACCCAGATTTCTGCCAAACAAAGGTGTTCCGTTTGCGCGATTATCGCAATCGCTTATAGGAAGATTAGCCAACGGCCTACACGCCCCCAGCAAGCCCTCGACGATCTTTTTGAGTTTGTCGCAGTATTCAGATAACCGCTTTACGTCGCTATTGGCTGAACCTAAGATGGTTTCAAGGCCCTCGTGGGCGTTGTAGCGGTTAAATACCTCTTGGCAAAATTTGCCGTAATCGGTATCTGGCGGGGACGTGCCAGCTAAAAATCTTTGCCACTGAATCTTCGTAAGTTTTTCCGGTATCATCCTATTCCCCTTTCATCTGAGCGATTATAAGGCGGGCAAGTTGCCTGCGTAAGCGTTAGAGGTATATCTTTGTTGCTCAAGCTAATCCTTGAATTCTTTTATAGTGCTTTTGAGGACGTCTTCCTCGAACGCGTCAGCTCTAAGGTCGTGTGCTGTAACAGCTGTTGTATCATATTCACGGTGGCCTCCAACTATAACTGTCTTAAAAGCCGTTCTGAACGGTATGCCTCCTATTTCAGACGGTAGCACTTTTGAGACAAGCATCACTGTTCTTCTCCTTTAACAGAACCTGTTGCGTTTAGTAAGTTCTCATAGAACAATCGTTCTTTGTCTGCTTCCTTAAGAGCCTTCATCTCCAGAACCATTTGTTCTTTGAGCTCAGTTTTGCCGACGTTAGGAACGGAAACAGAGCCTTGAAGGTGAAGCTTCCAGAGCTCTTTATTGACGAGAGACATACCCTGTAACGCGTCGCAGTGTTGAGCAGGTATAAGCCAGCAGTCTTCTGTAAGACACCAGATGGCAAGGATAAAGTCGTACAGACCTGTGTCTTTTGGTGAGTGCAGCCAAGGGCCTTTTATAGTTGTTGAGACATTTCGTATAATAATACGATGAGGTATATTGTCCTCTCCAGCTATGATAAGCTCAGACGGCTCAGTAATACCGATATAGACAGAGTAGTTATGCTTGAGAAGGGTCTTTATAGCGGCTTTGTTAGGAGTTAGTATCATCTTTTAACCGCCAGGGTATGGAGTAGGATTAGTTATATCTAGATATTTGTTAATATCTTTGGACACAACTTCTATATCAGTAGCTCCGTCATATTGACTCGGAAAATAAATATGTTCTTTGTCCTCCGCTATAAAACGAGGACATTCGGGACCTCCGCAACCTCGACTAAATTCAAGATTTAGTAGTATATCCGCTTGAGTCGCCATTCTACAAGAAGTCGGATTGCTCCAACCTGGGCTGTCTCCCTCCGTGTCTTGAACTATAATCTTTCCAGTAGCCCAATCGAAGTTGACGCTATTAAGCCAGTCTATTATTCTTGCCATATTGTCCTCGGAGAGTGAGAATAAGGTGTTCGTTTATCGAACGCCTACCAAAACCCATTGTTATACAACATATAGGTAGAAGCCCCATATTATATAGGTTGGCTAATTAAATAAAATGTTATATGAATATCAAACAAAGTTTGTTACTGTCGCTATCTAACAACCTTTACAACACGGCCGGCCTCTACCTCAACACGAGCATACTACGTATGCGCTGCAGGATAGTGAGGACCTTCGACGTTCTCAATACCGTCTTTTCTAGCTGGAAACGGGCCGACGCTAAAGACCTCTACAGGCCGACCGCTGTTTATAGCGTCTTTCAGTTGCTTCTTTGTTCGGAAGTTTGGGCTTACATAAGACATAGAGACTCCTTATAAGAACTGTAATGGCCAACTAGTACGTGTGGCTAGCCTTTGTAATAATACGGAACAGACGGGTCGTACGCCGAGCCGTCGTCCTTCCAGATGGGAAAGCCGAGTTCGGTCTGTAGATTCTTAAGAGCTTCGGAGACCGTAGCACCATCTGCAAAAACGGTTCGGTTTGTAAGACCCTCGTAGACTGTTGCCTGCAACAGCGGTATCCCTCGTAGCGGCTGTCGAAGGACTACAACAGGCGTTGAGATCGTTGATACAGGCGACATAAGAACTCCTTTCGTATAGTGCAGACTAAGTGCTGTTTACAACGGGCCGAAACGGCCGGTTTAGTATAAAGCCGACTGTAATCCGTGTGGGTTGAGACCGTAAAAGCCCTGTTTCTTCCGCACAATCGGATTCCACATCCGACTCGAAATAGAACAGAACACACCGTTATTCCTAAAAAATAATGCCGAAAATGGGCAGTTGAACCATACAGAAAACGTGTTAGGTAAGTATATAACAAAATACAGATTGTTTTTGTATAAAACTGTAGAAAACACAGAAAATAACACCAGAAAAGCCGACTAAAACGATGTCCATTGGCATCGGCAAACGCGGAAGAAACAACAGGAATTGATGAGTGTAAAAGCCAGGAAACCTCATTATTGGGTTAAAAATGCACAAAAGCCGCTCGTAGAATGCATTACCATTGGCGTAAGCTCCTTACTTGTTAGTTATATATATAATTTATATATTAAGAAGGTAACCAGCCGTCTAAAAAGACCGACTCCCCTCCAGCAGAAGGTAATTATGTTTATGAACGCCTTATTATAATATGCTGAGTGCTGGCACGTTATAGAATAGTTACTGTCGGACTACATCAGACCTTTTTAAGAGTCTTCCGACTCCGGTGATAGTGATGCCGAACTAAACTAGTCCTACGTTGTCTTCGTTGGAGGCCTTAGCACTCAGCATACTGTTAGGCGTTCGTATAACGAACACCTGCTACCGCCTATATCATATAACTAGCAAACGCTGTCGTCTGTAATACGATTGTCCTCGAACAGCCGCTTTTCGGTTGTTATTCGGTTGTTTACTTCGGCGCTACAAACGCCAGTTCGTTCCAGACCTTGTTCTTGTCGCCCGTAACAGCAGTTTTACCGTCGGTGTAGTTCTCACGCCAGTACCGGTTTATCTCGGCTGTTAAGGCAGCGTAGTCTCCAACGTGCTGTTTGATGAAGTCGGGATTCTCAAGGCATAGTTTCTTGTATATGCCTGCCTTCTCGACCTCCGTCGGCCCTTTACGGCCGGTTGACATAGCATTACGGGCTTTCGCTTGGAGGTCTACGGCAAGGCCGGAGATAAAGACCGATACAATCGCCGATTCCGTCATAGCACCCGTTGCTAGCAGGTCGCCTATGTCTTCGAGGGTTTTGACAACGACGACGGGTACTAACCCTATCTCGTTCTTGTCATACTTTGTCGGCCGCAGTTCATAGTTTCTACCGTTAATTTCCTTAATTGCGTAGTTCATATTTCCCTTTCGCTGCTGGCTTACAGCCAGCGCGTTAGTAATATGAAAAGCGGCTGTCTGAAGACAATCGTTCTGAAGCATCGTGCTTTCGGCGCCGATGCTTCAGTGTGCTGATTATTAACTTTTTATGTAGAGCGGCCAGTGCTACAAGCACCGTTACGAGCCCCATAATCTCAAGCCCGAACAATATAATATAATGCAATTCTCGTGCCAACATTGTTGCATACAACAGCACAAAATATGGTGGGTATAATACAATACAGCATACCATATATGGTGTGCCTGCCATAATGACAGTCCGAAATGGCAGGTATATATAACTCCATTGTTGACAATGGTTTACAACCTGCCATAATGACAGGCTCGTTGCATATAATATGCAGGCACTGTTGTTATGTATCTAACAAATAACATCATAGCGGGCTGCATCGCCGGTGTTGTTAGGTATATATATATATATATATAACAACCTAGGTGCATATATAACAAACACCCGGCGCGCGAAAGACCCCACCGGCCTACCTCGGTGGGTTATTATGGTGCTCACAAAATTTTCTATAGTTTGAACATTTTAGTAACGCTAACGCGCAACGGACTACAGGCGCTCTACAGGCGCTCTGTATACGAGCAGTTGGACTATAAATTTATTTTATTTTACCCTATATAACGGCCCTTATCGACCTATATGGGTGTAGAAGCCGTCTTTGGTTATAGTCAAAACGAGCGCCTTGTTTACTGTCTATATACGGGTATATTTATGGGTGATTACGATATAAAGCAGCTTAATAATCGTCATTATAAGCTTCTCGAGCTTTGTCTCCGGGGAGTTATGTCTAATAAGGAAATGGCAGCGGCTCTCGGTATGTCCGAACAGAACATTTCTATAGTAACAAACAGTTCTTCCTTCCAACACGAACTGGCGATTCGGCGAGCGGCTATAAACGAAAAGGTAGACGCGGCTATAGTCGAAGCTGGAGATGAAGTAACGGAGACTATACGGAGCGGCGCTCTGGAAGCCGCAAAGCGTCTTTGTGTTCTTCGGGACTCTACAGACGAACAGGTAGCTTCTCGGGCTTGTGAGAATATCCTTGACCGTTCAGGGCATCCGAGAGTTATGAAGTCTGAGCAGAAGTCCCTGTCTATAACTATAGACGCGAAAGATATAGCGCTGTTAAACGAAACCCTTACGCTTATAGGAGCTTAGTATGAAGCGACTATATATTTGGTTGTTCGTAGATTCGGGTAGTAACGACTGTCCAACTAAAACCTTTGAGCACTTCCTTTGGAATAAACCTTGGCCGGGAATGAAATATGAGTCTTATAGAGGCGTTTGATAAGGCTACTATTATAGAAGGATTTCACCTGGCTCAACAGGTTCACTTTAAGATACGACCTGAGATTAAAGGTACTATTATAAGTATAGTTCTCTGTGCCGATTCAGGCGTGGTATTTGAGATTAGTTATTTTGAGTCGTCTGAGGCAGACCGCCTTGTAACCGCTCGTGCTTACGCTTGTGAAATTGAGAACGACGAATAATGGAACAGTTAGACCCGAAGACAATAGCAAGAGTTCGTGCTGCTGCGAAGAAGTCTCTCTTCTTCTTTGCCCGTGGTATCTTAGGTTATAGCGATTTGGATATAAAGATACATGGGCCAGTCTGCGATATGCTTGAGAAGTATGCTGCGAACACCCGCTGTATGATTGTACTACCACGAACCTGGTTCAAGTCGACTATAGGTTCTATAGCGTATCCTATCTGGCGTGCGATAAACAACCCAAATATACGTATTCTTATCGCACAGAATAGTATGACTAATGCAAAGAAGAAGGTTAATAGTATAAAGTCTATATTCGAGACCAACGGTCTTCTTCAAGCACTGTTTCCTGAACTTATGCCTGATGGAACGCGACCTTGGTCTTCGGAGTGTCTTACGGTTAACCGTACGCTCGCAAGTCCTGAAGGTACGTTTGAGCCTGCAGGTGTTGGAACTGCAGTTACTTCAAGGCATTATGACGTAGTTATAGAAGATGATACTGTTGCTCCGGACTTTGACGCGTTAAAAGGTGAGTTACTGCAACCTACTCGTATGGAGATAGAAAAAGCAATCGGCTGGCATAAACTAGTTCATCCCCTCCTCCTCCACCCAACGCGTTCGCAGATTCTTGTAATCGGGACGCGTTGGGCACCTGAAGACCTTATAGGCTGGATATATAAGCACGGAGGGAACTATAAGGTTATTTCACGTGCTGTTAGGGAGAAGGTCGTAGACGGTGTTAGTATACCTGCAGGTAAGGAAGAAGGCGGCGTTCCGATATGGGAGCGTTTTGACGAGTCTGTCCTAACCGAACTGTGGAATAGTATGGGGCAGTTCGCTGCAGATATGCTTTATATGAACTCGCCCACTTCGGCGATTAACCAAATCTTCAAACGAGACCATATACAGTATTATGAGAAGCTTCCTCAAGACCTTATATACGTAACGTCTCTAGACCCGTCTCCTGCAGAGAGTAGTCAAGGCGACCCTGACTTTAATGCGATTGTAACTACGGCAGTCAAGCCTTCTACGGGCGAAATATGGGTTGTTTACTACAACAGGGAACGGTGCGACCCAGGTACTGTTATCGACCTTCTCTTCAACCACTATAGAGCGTATCACCCTATGGTAGTTAAGATTGAGAGCGTCGCATATCAGAAGACTCTAATGCACTGGATTAATAAAAGACAGGAGCAACTAAATGAACGTTTCTATATTGAAGCCGTGCCTAACGCCAGGACTTCAAAAGCCGCACGTATCCTTGGTCTCCAGCCTTGGTTTCAAGCAGGCAAAATTAAAATCAAGACAGAACATAGTGAACTCGAAAGAGAACTACTCGCGTTTGACCCAAGTAAGTCTTCGAGTAGCCACGACGACCTTATAGATGCACTTAGTATGCAGACTGCGGCTTGGTCGCAGATTATAGAGAATAACCAAGCCGTTTCTGAGAACGTAGTTTCCAACGACCCTTTCAACGCTGATGCTATTATACACAGTCTTATAGGTCGAAATAAGTTAGAAGGGCAGTACCCGTATGATATAGGTAATATGTCTGAACGTTTATCTACTATGACGAAACCTGAGCGGCATAGAGCATACGAAGAACTATATTCTAATTAGTGTAGAAAGGAATCAACGGTGATTAGATTGTTTGCTTTGATGCCATTCATAATGACAGGGGTTCTTGCTGGAGTTGAGCCAACTAACATTTTTATAGAGTATGGTGCTTTAGGAATCTGTGCATTTTCTGTAGCGATGCTATTTAGACAGCTGACAGCAGTAAGATTAGAACATCAAACTGAGAGAGAAAATTTAGTTGCAGCTTTAAGGATACAGAATGAAGTGCATCAGGAAGAACGAAAAGAACTGATGCAATCACTATGCAGGTTAAACGACAATTTAGCGAATGTTGTTGAAAAGAGTATTAGAGCGGATGATAACTTAACAGCTGCGTTAAAGAATGTAAAGTGCTTAGTTAGAGACTAATATGAAAGCTCAAAAGACAGTTGCTGAGTGGTTTGAGGAAATAGATGACGGCTTAGAATACCGTAGGATATTTGCTCGTGAGGATAGTTGGAAGAAATTAGAACTCGACTACCTCAATGACCCTACTGGCGATACTGCTATTGGCTCGAATCTGGTGTATGAGATGGGAGACGCTCTTATGAGCGACCTTCTCGTGCCCGACCCAGAGTTTGTAGTAGAACCTACGAAGAGTATGTCGGCTAAGAAGGCACCGATAGTTGAGTCGCTGGATAATATGTTAGTATCTCAACTTCGCCTTAAGCAGCACGTTGATGCTGCGACTATGAGCGGGTATCTTTATAATAGGATGATTCTTAAACTTGGCTACGACAGTGAGTTCGGCTGGTCTCCTTACTACGATATCGGTAAAGGTAATACCTTAGTCGGTATGACGTTTACGCAGTTTGATAAGAAGGGTAGACGTATTGAGAGTGCGGACTTCAAGCCAGGCTGGCCTTGGGCTCGGCCTGTACTACCTCACGACTTTGTAGTGCCTTGGGGTACGGTGCTCTTAGAGGACGCACCTTGGGCAGCTCACCGCATTGTACGAAGAAACGACCAGATTAAAGCAGACCCGAAATACAAGAACGCTTCAAAGCTTCAGCCTCGTATAACTATGCAGGAATATATGGAGAGTTATCTTTCTGCAGGTACTCAGGTTAAAGACCTTCACCGGAAGGGGACGTCTTCCAAGTACAATATGGAAGCAAGGTTTAACGAATTGTGGGAAATTAGAGACAGGGAAACAGGTCGTATATATGTTATCTCGCGCGACCACGATGAATATATTAGGAATGAGTTAGATGCGATACAGATAGCGTGCGGTATGCCGTTTGTTTCTGCAACTCTCAGTCCGCATCCTAGGGCATTCTGGGGAACACCTCCAGCGTATTACCTAGGACAAATACAGAAGACACAGTTCGATATCGCTAAACAGGCTGAGAAGCAAAGACGCATTGCGGTTTTGAAGTTCCTTGTACGGAAAGGTGCTATTAGCAAAGAAGCACTAAACCGTTTACTTTCTTCGGACGTTGGAGCGTATGAGTATATAGACAGCAATTTTCCGAGTAATGAAGTTATAGCTCCGGTTAACACAGGTAATAGTTATGACTTCTTAGCATATGAGAATATGAATAGAGATAACGCCCGCTCTGCTATCGGTATGTCGAGGAATCAATCTGGAGAATACGACAGGTCAACGCGGAGAACAGCCAGGGAAGCTACTATAGTCGCTATGGGCTCTGGAAAGCGTATGGGACGTAGGCAAAGTGCTATATCTCAATTTTATATTGACGCTATTATAAAGGTGAATGGGATAGTCTTCGAATACTGGAGAGTTCCTAGGGAGATAATGAGTGATAGCAGATGGGAATCTGTTATAGGACCGCAGCTTAAAGGAGATTATAACTATAACGTTACACTCTCTACTAAGCGTAATATCTCCAAGGCTGAGAGGAAGATGGAAGCTATATCAATGGTGATGCAGTTCTCGAAGATGGTTCCGCCGCAGCTGTTATCACGGTTGTTTACGTATATGCTTAATGCTTCTAGTGATCCAGCGTTTGAATCGGTGCTGTTGCCGTTGTTAGGAAGTCAAGGTGGCGGTGGCCAGCAGCAACCTGAGGCGTCTGCTCCTCAAGGTCAGCAAGGTCCTTCCGGCTTACCGGGAGCTATATAATGCCAGTTTACGACTATGTTTGTAATAATAAGAATTGTAAGAGCTTTGGAAAGAGAGCCGATAATGTCTTTGTTCACAGACACGTTGATACTATAAAATGTAAAGGTTGTAACAAGACTA